TGAGTTTCAGTACCTTCATCAGCTGCTTTTCTAGCAATAATATCTGAATTGTGTCCTACATCTTTCATCCAATTTTCAAAAAACTTACCTTTTGGAAAATATGATAAAACATACGTTACAGATGGATAAAATGTTTTTGGTTTTCTTTGGTAAAAACGTTGATCACCTATAGTAATCTGTTTGGAATCATCATTGTATTCTAAAATACGTTTAATTTTTTTGTCTTTTAGAATGTTGTTGGTTTTTTCGATCATATTGATTCTAGTTTTTTTGCTAACAATCCATGGAAAGTTAACGGATATGTATTTTCTATTGTGTTTAAGAAACTTTCAAAGCCTATTTCGTTTGCATCTTTTCCTTCCATCTCTACCAAATATACTTGTTTACCATAAGACATTAATTTCTCACAGTGTTTTAAAGCATCTTTAATAGCATCTTTATCTAAGGCTATATAAATTTTATCTACTTCGGATTTAACTAGTTTTGTCATTAACTTTTGATGTAATACCTTACCGAATAAAGGTATAACATTTCTTTTAATTGTAAGGGCATCAAACATACCTTCACAAAGTATAATTGGAGCATTCCAATTTATATATAATTCAAAACCAATAATGTCTTTTACAGACATTGGGGGATTTTTATATTTTCTTGGTGATAATCCTTTATAATCTCTGGCTATAAAATAATTTAATTTACCATTATCATCATAAGAAGGAATAATTACTCTACCTCCATATGGACCATCATTACAAAATCCAATATTATATTTAATAATATCTTCAGGCATAATGCCTCTTTGTTTTAAAAATCTAAACGCATGTTTTGATTCAATATGTGCAACTTTATCTTTAATTACTTGAGATGTTAAATTACTTAATGGAATAAATTCTTTAGGTAATTCAATAGCTTCATGAGTAGTATATTCTTCTCTAGCTCCTGGTTGTATAATTAATTTTAATTCGGATAATTTATTTGATGGTGCTTTAATTGCTTTGAACAATGATCTAATAGTTTTACCTTTAGAATCACATATCCAACAATGCCATGGATTTTCCTTCTTAGCATTTGTTTTTAAATTAATTTCTAATTTTGGTTTGTGATGAGTACAAAGAGGACAATTAAAAGCATAGTTACCTTTGCTTGTTGATTGGCCTTTTCCCAGTATAGATTCCAATAATACTATTAAAGCAGCATTTTCCATTAGGCGAAATATACTGACATTAGCTCAGACAACCAAGTCTTTACTATAAAACTTGCCTAGTATATTATCATTAATAAACCCACTATTAGGTTCTAATACATTATAATCAAATAAGTATTTACACTCGTAATATGTTAACTCTTTCTTGGATTTACACAGACGAATTAAAGTACGTGTAATGCGTTCTTTTGGGTATTGTTTAACACTGTCTTTGATTTCTTGAGCAGAACCATAATATGTTTTCCAATCAGATTCTTTAGTAACTTTCTTTTTAGTTGGTTTTTTTCCTCGAGCAGTAGGTAAATTAGCTAATTCTTTTTTACCTAATTTAACGTTAGTATTGTGAAAGAAATTCTTTTTACCAATATATTTTCTACCAGTATCTAGAATTGTAGTTATATAGATATAACCTTCATATTCATTAATATCAAAACTTTCATTGTTGATTAAATCATCAACTGTAATTTGAGCCATAACTTTATTTTTATTTTATAAATCGTATTTAACCACAAACGTCATATCTGTATCTGGAGATATTAGAAGTGGTTTTCCGAATTTAGCTACTGCTAGTAATTCGTTATTATCATTATATAATCCTAATGTTGTAACGTAAGGATTAAATGATGATGATGTTGCAAATCCATATAGAGATCCACTTTCGTCTGATGTTAAGGATGGATTATAACTTAGGTTAAATTCACTTTCTTTAACAACACAACGTACCTCATTTTCATAAATGATGTGCTCATTTTTGAATGATAAATTAAAGGATCCTGTGTGAGTTATTGCCATATTGTATAAATATTATATGCTTAGAAGTTTATCTAGTGTATTTTGGAATTTATCATTAATTGCAGATAAATTTTTATAGAATTCAATTTGACTATTTAATGTTCTTATTTTAATAATATTATTATCTAATATAATTTCTTTAGTTTCTATATTATTTTGTCTAATGAATATATCAATTACTACACCATTACTATTAATATAGTAAGGATCAACCTCATCTCCAAATATATTAGATTTATTAATAGATGGTTTAATTTCTCCTAATTCTTGAAGTTGAGGAAAATAAATTTTATCTTTAATAATAATATCTATATCATTTATTTCAGTAGTACCACCATTAAAATAAGTTGATACACTTCCTCCAAATATAACGTTTTCTTTTGTTAATTGATTTATTAGTTTAATTTTGTGTTTAATAATATCTCTCATTATTAACAAAGAGCTACTGGAGCTGAGTTAACTGATATTGTCTCTGTATTACCTGTACATCCATCAGATTTCATATAAGTAATAGTGACACTTGATGAACCATTAAATATTGTGTAATTTTGAGGATTTATTCCATTAGTTAATATAGTAAATGTATAATCTGGGTGGGATGATACTGGATTACAACTTACATCTGTAATAGATATAGTAAAATCATAAAAATCTTGATAACAGTAATCAATTGAATTTAAAGGAACTTGATTAGTATAAGCAAAAGTATCTGTGGTTATATAGCGTAAATTTGGTCTTGATGGTGACGGTGTAATACTTGGTGTTTTTGTAACACTTGGTGTTATTGAAATTGATGGTGTTATACTTGGTGTTACTGTAATTGATGGTGTTACTGAAGGAGTTGCAGATGGAGAAGCTCCAAAAGTAGGACTAACAGTGATTGTTGGTGTTATTGAAGGTGATATACTTGGTGTTAATGTGATGGAAGGTGTTACACTAGGTGTTTTTGAAGGTGAACGAGTTGGGGATGGTGATGTTCCTGGATTACCTGTACAGCAAACTCCAGTGTTAGTTACTGTAGATACAGTGCTTGGGTAGAATATAAGTGTATCATTTTTATAATAATATAAACTAGCAGATACAGTATTCATTGTTGTATTAACACAGAATGTACGAGTACCAGGAGTTGTATATGATGTAAAAATTGAGTCTCCATCTACATTATCATAAAAAATACTTACTTTATTGTTTTCGGTACTAAAGAATACGTTTCCGGTTGCATCAAAAATATCAACAGATGAAATTACAAAGTCATGTAATTTACTTAAACATGGAAGACTTGGTGTAATACTTGGTGTAATACTTGGTGTTTTTGTAGGAGTTATTGATGGTGTTGAAGAAATTGAAGCAGGAATACTTGGAGTAATACTAATTGATGGTGTAATACTTGGAGTAATTGAAATTGATGGTGTAATAGATGGAGTTATACTTGGTGTGATTGTAATACTAGGGGTGATACTTGGAGTATTAGATGGTGTTAATGATGGTGTTGCTGAAGGGGATGGATCAACAATACTAACTGTAAAAGTATTTTCACACCCATTTGCTTTATTTTTTAATATAACAAATGAAGAAGTATTGGGGGTGGTAATCATATAACCACCTAATAAACTTCCACTATCAATATTACTTAATAGAAGATTGCCCGCACTTACTGAATCCAGATAAATATCAAAGGGGCCGGGTGTTGTTCCTGATAATGTTAATAAAAAACTCTTACTCATCTATTGTATAAATATTTTATAAATACTTTATTAAAAATGTAGGTTCATATCCTAATATACTAACTAATTCTTCCTTATCAAAATCTTCATAAGTTAATTCAAATTTAGTCATTTTTAATAATCCAATTTGTGATATATAATTAATATATTCTTCATTTGTAACTATAGTATGTAAATGACCATGTTCATTAGTTTCTGTTGATGTTATTTTAGGAATATAATAATTGCCATTACCGTCATCTGTTCCTAAATCAACTAATATTTGTTGTTTAGCTGTTTCTACTTCAGCTAATTTATTTTCTATTTTTTGAGTAATATCTAATAAAATATTTTTAGTAGTTTCAGATACATTAGTATTATTAAGTACTCCAATTTTAGTTACAATATTAGTATTATTAAGATATGTTCTACCTTTTAAATCCTCATATATTGCATATAAACTTTGTATGTTAATTGATATTGTTTTCATATTAATAATTTTAACCAAAATCTACTACTCCAGCACTTACAATTATATCTTCACCTGCTTGTCGTGTATCTGAATAATTTAAGAAACCACCTTCATCAGGAGCAGTAGCTACATCATATAAAACACCTCTTGTACTACTTTCTACAGTTAATTGTCTAGCATAAATAATACCTGCTGATAATGATGCTACAAAACTATCCCCAGTAGCTAATATTCCTGAGGTATTACCAGTACTATTTCGAGTTAAATATGCATTTGAATTTTTAGTTACACTAACAGTACCTGTTACATATGCTGGGTTTAGTATTAAATTCATACTTAAACTACCAGTAGCTGAAGGTAATGAAGGGGTTGGAGTTATTGTTCTGGTTGGTGTAGGTGTTAATGTTACACTAGGTGTTATTGTAATACTAGGAGTAATACTTGGTGTTGTACTTATTGTAATACTTGGTGTAATACTAGGTGTTATACTTGGTGTTGTACTTATTGTAATGCTTGGAGTAATACTTGGTGTTGTACTTATTGTAATACTTGGTGTAATACTCGGTGTAATACTTGGTGTAATACTTGGTGTAATACTTGGTGTTGTTGTAATGCTAGGTGTTGCTGTTATACTTGGTGTTGCTGTTATACTAGGTGTAACTGAAGGTGATGAAGTAATGCTTGGTGTTATAGTAGGTGTAATTGTTATACTAGGTGTTATTGATGGTGATATAGATATACTTGGTGTTACTGATGGTGAAAGTGTAATACTAGGTGTTACTGTGGGTGATATAGTTATACTTGGTGTAACTGACGGAGATACAGTTATGCTTGGTGTTACTGATGGTGTTGGAGGAGGAGAAATTATACTAATATTAGTTGTATTAGTGCATATTCCACTACTTATCAAATTAATAGAACTAGCGACATCATTTACCGTTGCTACATACCCAGCAAGTATTTGAGATCTAGTCACGCCAGTATCAATAGTATTGCCTAGGTTATCCGTTATTGTAAACGGACCTGCATTACCTCCTATACTAGTTGCTGATATTGTTACTTGCATTGTTTAATGTTTTATAAATATATAATTAATTTTATTTTAATATTTTTTATAATCCTGAAGTATCTATATTATATCCAATATGTTCAGTAGCCCAATTATAATTAGTTAATATTTCTTCTCCATTTAATATACCATTTGATATTAATATTAGCTCATCATTATTTTTAGTAACTGATGTATTCGGGGTTGAACTATGGTTACAGTATCTGCCTAAAATAGCTGTTTCATACCATTTACATTCCATTCCTTCATTAAAAAGGTAACGTACTCCTTTTGATACATCTTTGCAGCACCATATTCCTAATTCAGTACCTGAAGGAATATCCTGTGTAGCAAAAACTCCGGTTCCGTTAACATCTGATTCTCTTAATTCAAACATATTTTTTATTTAATATTGTGAGTTAATATGTTATTAGCAAAGTAAGTATGAGACTCTTCCGATAATGTTAATTTGTAAACTGTTCTAGGTTCTGTATTAATTTCAATACTAGTTACAGGTATTAAATCACCGTTAGAAGCATATAATATATTACCAACTGTTAATTCTTCCATACTAATCATTCTCCATGAATCGTCAACTTTCGCCAACTGGGTGTGATTTTCAGTAGCTTCTAATAGACCATTATTTACAATAATAGTTTTAGTAACATCTTCAGGGTAGAATTTAGCTATAGTAGATGTAGTTCTAGTTTCTAATAATTCATTTGAAGACCATTCATATAAAGCAGCAACGTTATTAGTATCTTCTAGGGTATTAATTAAAGAAGATTCTAATTCAACTCCAACTGATAATGTTTCAATTGCTGCCTGATTTCCATCAGATAAAGTAATCATAGTTCCGGCAACAAAACATGGAGGAGGAGGTTCAGCTGCGACAAAAGATCCTGTTATACTTATATTTTCTCCTGCTTGTCTTGTATATGTGCCTGATGTTACAGTAGGATTATCGTTATTACCATCACTACCTGCAAATAAATTTCCTCTTGTTGTGCTATTAACATATAATGATACACTACCGTAGCAATCAGAAGAAATAGAACCAGCAAATGTAACATCTACAGCTATTGATCCTGATACTGTATTATTACCACTGGCAAATAAATCATAAGTACCATTTCTAGCAGCTGATGTACTAGCACAACCTGGTGAGTCTTCTATGTTTTTTACAGTTATAGTTCCTATATCTGCTGGTGATGGTGATGGAGTAATTGATGGTGTTACTGAAGGTGTTTTTGATATACTAATAGAAGGAGTTATTGAAGGTGTTCTAGATATACTTATACTAGGTGTTACACTAGGAGTATTTGATATTGAAATACTTGGTGTTACGCTAGGAGTTGCACTAATAGATATACTAGGGGTAATACTTGGTGTACTAGATATACTAATTGAAGGTGTTACACTTGGTGTTGCACTTATAGATATTGAAGGAGTTACCGAAGGTGTTGCACTTATAGATATTGAAGGTGTAATTGAAGGTGTGCTAGTAATACTAGGTGTAATTGATGGTGTTGCACTTATTGTAATACTAGGAGTAATGCTTGGTGTTGTACTTATTGATATCGAAGGAGTTATTGATGGTGTTGAGGTAATAGTAATACTAGGTGTAATTGATGGTGTTGCACTTATTGATATACTAGGTGTAATTGATGGCGTAATAGTAATACTAGGAGTTACTGATGGTGTACTAGTAATACTAGGAGTAATTGTTATTGATGGTGTCGTGGTAATTGAAGGTGTTAAACTAATACTAGGTGTAATTGAATTTGACGGTGTAATGCTTGGTGTTATTGTTATACTTGGAGTAATTGATATACTCGGAGTGATTGATATACTAGGAGTAATTGAAATACTAGGTGTTATTGAAGGGGTTAAACTAATACTTGGTGTAATTGAAGGAGTTACTGAAGGAGTTGTTGATGGAGAAGCTTCTAAAGTAGGACTAACTGAAATTGTAGGTGTAATTGATGGTGTTATACTTGGTGTTATAGTAATAGAAGGTGTTATTGAAGGTGTTATGCTAGGAGTTTGACTAATAGATATTGAAGGAGTTATTGATGGTGTTATACTTGGAGTTTGACTAATAGATATTGAAGGTGTTATTGAAGGTGTAGTACTAATACTAATAGAAGGAGTTACTGATGGAGTAGCACTTATACTTAATGAAGGGGTTACTGAAGGAGTAATTGAAGGTGTTGAGCTAATAGATATTGATGGTGTTATTGAAGGTGATATTGAAGGTGATGGTGAAGGTGATGGTGGAATAATTACAGCAGATCCCCCGTTAACACTACAATCAATAGGTGAAGGTGATGGGGTGGATGTAATTGATGGTGTTATACTTGGTGTAGATGTAATTGATGGAGTTATACTTGGTGTGGATGTAATTGATGGTGTTAAACTTGGAGTAGTTGTGGGAGTTGGGGTATTTGATAGAGTAATACTTGGAGTAATACTAGGAGTAGGAGATGGTGATGGATCTGGTACTCTTACTGCTATAAATGTAAAATCACAATCCGGATCAGTAATATTTACTTTAATTAAAGCTTGATTACTTATTAAATTAGGACATCCATTACCTAAACTAGCTCCAACAGTATAATATGTTTTATATAAACCAGTAACACTAGCTGTTACACTACCAGTACCATTAGATTGAATATTAAAAAAGGATGATTGACTACCAGATAATATTATTGAAGAAGGTACTAATGTACCACTTCTAGCTACGTCATTATCTAATGGAGTAATTGGTTTTTGAGGATCACTTAATTTATAAGTATAATTATCGTTATTAGCTAGTGGAGGTAATGGGAACATTAACTGATAATTTTGATCAGTAATCACTCCTAAACCATGAGCATAAAATACATTTCCAATATGATCAGATCCTGTTATAAATTCTGTAAAATATCCTCCAGAAACATAACTAGCACTAACATAATCACTACCAATAGCATTAGCAATATCAAATAAATTTCCTTTACCATCATCAACAACAAAATAAGCTGATGAAGATAGTATAAAATTGTAAGGTAATACTTGTGAACCAAATATTCCTTGATTAATAGCTAGTACACGAATACCTTCTAAATTTCCTGATGGGAAATTTTTAATTAATGCAGGATTTTCGTTATAATTAAAATAAGATTGAGTACGTCTTTGTTCAGATGCTGATTCATAAAATATTGAATTAGCTAAAGAAGAGGTGTTTAATAAACTCCCACTATATGATTGATAAAATAAATGATTAATAGAATCATATATTAATCTTTCATATTGTCCATCGGTTTTTGGATCTGTTTCAGGATCAAAGCTACTAGTTAATTTAGTACCTTTATAAATTGTTATGTAAGAGTCATCGGTTGGATAAGCACAAAAATCTAAGTCCCATTGTTTATTGGCAGCATATGGTACTATCGTAACATCTGAAGAGTTGAGTTTTTTGAATGATGACATACATATTAATAATCTAACTTAACTCGAATAAGGGCTTCTTTTGTAAAATCTTTAACTAATGGTTTAGATAATTTTGCTACAGCTAATAACTCATTATTGTCATTATACATACCTACTGTAGTAATGTATGTTTGTGGGTTATTAATTAATGTTGTATATAATAAGTTTCCGTTATCATCTATAATAGATGGATTAGTAGTATAATTAAAATCACTATTTTTTACACGAGTAAAGAAGAAACGAGATGAAACAGTTTCTTGAGACTTTAATTGAAAACTACCTGAATTTACACCATAACTTCCTGATGATATGGATGTAAATAATCTTAAATGATTATTGGTTCCAGTAGCCGGTCCTATAGAAGATGATATTGAAGAACTTGGGTTTAATATTATAATATCTAAATCAGGAAAGAATAAACCATAATAAACAGTATCAGACATACTACCACTACCATTACTTCCACTTATAATATTAAAATATCTATTTTCTCCAACAAAACGAGTTAAATTAGTAGTACCACTATCATCAGTTAAATTAAATGTTCTACTTCCACTAGTTAATTTTAAATTAAATGATCCAGGTAATAAAGATTCTTTATATCTTGCTCTAGAAATATTAATTATAAAAATTTCATTTGACGTTGTATTACCACCATCAAAACTAAAATTAGTATTTTCAGTTCCATAAACTAAATTTCTATATTGACCATAAACTATTCTACTTGGTGTATTACCAGGAACAGAAGCATTTATAGCAGTAGATCCAGATCCATAAAGATTTCCATATTGAATATCAAATTGAATTGATGATCCTGAAGCGGTAGATCCTGTATTATATACATCTAAATAATATTCAGTGTATCCACTTGCTGTAAAAAAAGTAGATAAATTATTGTTATCTCCACTCCATAAACCAGCTACAACGGTTTCTGCACTTATTACTGAATCTTCTGTATTATATCTTACAAATGACATATTTTATTTTAAATTAGGTTGTTGATACTTTTTGTATGTTTAATGGAATTGTTACTCTAGCACCACTATCTCTACCAATAACTGTTATAGTAGTTGATAATGAAGTCAACGTTGATCCAAATAAAGTATTAATTGTAGTACCGGTTATGGTAAACGAAGTACCTAGTTGACTTAACGATAATACTGTGCCAGTAGTGGTATTTAAATCTGTAATACCAGTAGTAGTTGTTGTTACACCAGTTCCTTGGAATGATGATAATAATCTACTATCTGCTACGGTAGCAATGTATCCATTAGCTTCAAATGTTGAAGTAGCACCTAAATAATTAAGTGTTTGAGGAGTAATTGTTAATGAAGCACCTTGTTTTAAAATAATGCTACTATATCCTAAATTAACTACTGGTAGTCTACTTGTACCACGAGGTAAAGTTACTAATTTGTATCTCATTATTTGAGATTCATTAGGGAAAGCTTCAATTACAGGCATTGCCTCTATTGCTTCACCATAAAATGCTGAACCTGAAGGGTGTAACGGATTATACAAAGTATAATCAATTTCATCATCTCCTAAAGAAAATTGGGTAATTTGAAAGGAACCATCATTACGTGCTAATAATTCACGTCCTTTTGTGGTTAAAATAGCATCTACTGTTACTGTGCTGTTATTTAATATTGCCATATTGTGTTATGTATATATTATAAATATATTAAAATTAAAAAATTTATGAGTTATTATTATTAACCTGTTACTGTTCCTTGTTGATCAGCTAATAATTTTTGTTTTACTTCTTTTGTTATTGTATCTATATTTGCTAAAACATCAGGATGTAAATTATCAGGAATAATAAATCCATATGATGTTCTACCATCTTTTTTAGTAAATACTGCTAGAACGTTAGTTTCGTCTTTAATTTTATTTAAATATAATATTTCAAAATACCTTTTATTATCAGTATCAAAAAATAATTCATTAAATAAAGTTGAATCCATTGTTGAAAGTAATTTAAATCCATAGCATTTATTAACGCTATCATAAACTACTTCTTTAACTCCAAATTCATAGGTGAAATTTCTAGCATCTTTTAAAATAATAGAATCACCTATATTCATATGAAAAGCATAATCAACGTCTCCATATTTACTATAAATATCTGATATATCACCTTCGATATTAGGTGCATAAAATATTTGGTCTCCTGATGAAGTAAGAGGGGTATATACGCTACTTAAATCTGAATTAAGATATAAGGTAGTAAAATTATTATTTGATGGATCTTGTCTTAAACTTAATGTTGGGTTTAGTAAAGCTATATTATCGTTTGTAATTGCTCTAATATTAGAATCACCACTTACTTTAATTTTATTTTGTATATTAGAATTAAATTGGGCTTTATAAAATCCATTCCATGGAAGGGAAATTGCTTTTTGTTTTAAAATAAATGTTAATTTATCTCCTTCTGCTATAAAATAATTATTTAATGATAAATTAAGATTTAACGTTTTACCACTATCCTTTATAGCAACAAGAGAAGTATCAGGTATATTATATAAACCATTCATATCTGCTATTGGAAGATAAAATGTTGAAAATAATACATAATTATCATAAGTACCAGCATCCATAAAATTTGGTATATATCTTAATGATGTCGTTGAAGATGGATTGTTTTTATATCTAAGTTGAAGTTCACTATCTTTAGAAAATAAGATTCTAGTTGTACCAGCACCTGTGGTTAGATCCATATCTTTTAAAGTGTATTTATATAGTGTAGTTCCGGCAGATACTAATAATGTTGAACCATCATATATGTCGCTTCCAGGAGTAAATGTTCCTTCATTTGCTATACCAAAATAACTTGTATAAGCAGCACCTCCTACTAAACTATTACTAAATGTTTCTCTATGTTCAAAGGTAAATTTAAATGAATTAGAAGTTAGTTCTGAAATTCCAACACCAGTAAAAAGTCCTCCTTGTATCCAAGTATTAAATGTACTTGTAGGTAATTGTATTATGTCTTGAATTCTTGTAGATAATTTTATAATTTGAGAATTTATCTCACCATTATCAACAATAATTTCATCTACAATTATATGAAAAACAGTACCATTAGCATGTCCTATTTCTATAAATTCGTTACCTTGTAAAGGTTCATTTATATTTACTAAAAAAGTAGTAGAGTATCTATTAGTACCAGATACAAAACGGGTTGAGTTTGTTACAGTAACGATTAATCTGTTAGAAGGAGTTTTTTTAGTAAAAGTATTCCAAGCTGATAATGTAGAAAAAGTAAATGATTGAGTAACATTCATACCTACTAATCCTGAAGCATTAGTATATGTTTGAGCAAGTAGATTAACATAGCTAGCAGAAACAGACGATACTAAATAACTACCTGAGTTTGCTAAATCTAAAGGGTTAGAGGCATTATGTTTATATGCTCCTAATTCATATGTTACAAATCCTTGTTGAGTAATTGATTCTGTTACTTGAATAGAAGCTGTTACTTGAATAGCATATTGAGTAGAAAGACTTGAACTGTATGTTGGTAATAAATTAACATTATCTGTACCTGAAGAACCTGTGTAAAAATTATTTAGTCCTGTAGGTTCATCATCAAAATTTCCAAAATTAGAAATTATTTTATAAGTACTACTTAATGGAAAACCATTGGGAATATATCCAACAATATTATTAGATCCACTATTAAGAGCTGTTACACTAATATCGGGTTTAAATCCTTCTGTTCTAAAATTTAAAGTAACAGTATCTCTTGATAAATAAAGAACAGGACTATATGAATAACCACTATTATATATTAATTTAACACCATCAGTATTTTTTTGATTACTGTATTTTTGGTTATCAAATTGTGAAATTGCTAAAGTAGAGCTTTGTTTAAATGTATTTTGAACTTCCTCCCAATTTTCATTTCTTTGGTTTAATTCTGTTAGACCACCAAATTCATCTACTAAATATTTTATAGCAACATTATTATAATTACTAAATAATGAACTTGATTTTATTTCAGAAAATAAAGCAATTTTTCTAACTTGATGATCAATTGCCGCTGTTTTTCCAAATGATTCATCACCTATTGTATAAGTGTTATAAGTTGCACTTGTTACTTTACTTCCACTGTAACGTGAGGTATTATATGAAGTAAGTGATTGATATGAATCTTGTAATTGAACTGGAGTTAGTATAGTTCTATTTAATAAACTACCAGTATTGCCTATAATATATTCAATTCCTTGTCTTGTTAATGATAATCTACTACTAGTAACATTATTTAACATTACATTAAAGTCAGAATGATTAAATATATCTAAATCATTAGTTGTTAAACTTGATGTTGGATGTAAATAATAATTACTATTAGCTGGTTCAAAATAATTATTATATATATCTATTCCACTACCACTTAATTCTCCTGTAAAAAATGCAGCTTTAGAACCAGTAAGATTATCATATAATTGACCATATTGAGGACTAATTCTAGTACTATCATTATAATCAGCATCATAAACAAATTGATTATTAACTAATGGTTCAGCATATGATACTTTATTACGTTCTAATACTGGGGAGTTTATTGTAACACCTGTTGATAAACTTGTTCTTGCAGGAACAAAGTCAGTTATCATTTTAAATAAAGCATTATCAAAGAATTGAATTAAACGGATAAACCCATTATAATCCATAAATGAACCAGTAAATCCACTATATCCAGGTACACCAGTTTCAAAATATAATTTTTGTTGTGTTTCTAAATCAGGATATACATTATCATATTGTTGTCTAGGATCCCCTATATAATCATCTAAAATAAATGTAGGATTATTAGAAGCAATAGCTCCTGAAATATAAGTATCAATTTGTGTTTGTGGGGAAAATGATACATCTAAATAGTTTAAATCATCATCTCTAAATTCATTAGATGCTGTAGGTGATTGTTGTAAAGGAATAAATGCAGATAATACACTACCAGTAATAGTATTGTCTACTATTCTTACTTTTTCGTTATTATATCCTTTAAGTAATGAAGATTTAGTTCCACCACCAAATTCTTTAGTATTTAATATACTACCTGTAATACCAAATGTAGTAATTAATCCTTCAACACCAGCAACAGTACCTTTATTTTTTACTAAATAAGGTAAATTATGGTAAATACGTTTATATATTTCAGATAATAAATCCTTACGAGGAATATTATTTAAATAACTTCCAGTAGGACTAAAATTATTATCAAAAACAGCACTACCTGAATTAGCACCAATTAAAAATTGGTCTAAATCTTCACCACCTTGAGAATTATATAATTTAATACCATATGATTTTAAAACATGGTATACTAAATCTTTAGATACACCTTGTTCTAAATTATTATTAGCTAAATTAACATCAGTAATTGCTTTTAAGAATATCCAAATATTATCAAAATATTGGCCCATCATATTAATAAAAACTATATACTGATCATTAGAACAGTCATCTAATATAAAGGAGGGTAATGTATTTTTTAATAAATTGACGTTATTATTATCATATGATTCTGCTGAACTAGTGTATGCATTATACCAATTTAATGCAATAGCACTTCCGGTAGAGAGTAAAGTATAAGGGAGTGTAGAGTTTAATTTAGGCCAAGCATATGAACTTGATTCAAAATATAAATAATATTCAAATCCATCAAATTTAGAAACTATATCATTTATATTATTTCTAGATGAAGAAATTTCTAATTGAAGACTACTTGTTGTAGCAACATTAGGGACATAAGTATTTATAAGATTGTTATAATCTTCAATTTCTTTTACTTTTGTATAAAAATTTTCTAAACGTTGTTTAGAAGATCCAAAAAATGAAAATTCAGAAAAATTAGTATAATTTACATTTATATCAATACTTTGAGTTGTAAGTAAATTTAATATTTTACTATACGAAGAACTTTGTATTGATTGTAAATTATTTAATAAATTATCATAATTTTGATATGATGTAGATATAGTTCCTTGTTGTTCAATAGGAATATTAAAATTAGGACCTCTTAATTGTAAACTTGGTGGTGGTAAAATTAAAGTATCTAAATTAATATTAAAAGTATAAGGATCTACTTTTTCATCAACAACCCATAATGATGTTTTTTCAACTATATCTTCAGGAAGTGGATCGTATAATTTAAAATACATTTCATATCCAGAATCAAGTTTATTTAAAGCTACGTTAACAGTTAATACTTGTTGATTATTACCAAAATTTAATAAATAATCTACAAAATATATAGATCCACTTATTTCACTAACTAATGTATTAAAACCTTGTTCTATTTCTTCATTCGTTAACGTAGTAGATATTATTCCTATTTCTGTTCTATCTGGGGATATTTCTTTAATGAAGAAAGAAGAAGTTGGATTACCAATTTTATTTCTAAAAAAATTATATTGAACAACAAATTCTCCTGAGGTGTATTCATTATTTTGTAAATCTTGAACTGGATCTATTTCAATAATAGGATATAATGATCCTGATTGGGTATTTGTATTAGAAACAATACCTACATCAGTTGAAGGGATTGAATTTATTGTATTTGAAGTAGAGGAGTTTGGGGGTGGTGTTAAACTTGAATTTGATGGTAATTTAAAATCATTATATTCATATGTTGAATTTAGTAAATTACCTCCAGCGTCATATATATAATATTCAATATAATCATTACTAGCTCCAAAATCATCTTGTATCTCTTGAGATGCTATAAGATTAGTATCTTGGTCAGAATAACGTGAAATAGTTGAACTATTTAAAATTTCACCTACTATTTGAATATTAGCCATTATTATTTGTTAAATCGTTTATTATAGTTTGAGAATCTAATACTTCTTGTCTTAAAGAAGTAATTTCATCTAATAATGCTTGTAAATCATCTTTATTAATTTGTACTCCTAAATAATCTGCTTCTCTTTGTAGGATATATTGATGAGAATTTATATCACCTTCTATTGGAATTTGATTAAATAGATCATCATATAATTGAAAAAAATCATCTAAAGTAAAAGAAGGTTGTTCTTCTAATGTTTGATTATTAATTAATTGACTAAAATTAGTATCAACTACTTTAGTAAATTGATCTTTATCAAATACTGTTCTTTGAATAGGTATTTGTGACATTATCTTATAACTTTAAAATAATAATTATTATCTAATATTATTGTACTACCACTTATTGTAGTTTGGAATAATAATTTATAATAACGTTCTGGTTCTAAACCATTCATATATACATCAAAATAATTACCTGTTGAATCAGCACTTATTTTTGTATATGTTGTATCGTAATCTATAACTATCTCATCAGTATCTAAGTCTTTTATTGACCAATATGAAGCAGTAGGTAATAATTTATTATTTAAATATACAGAAGATGTTTGAAAACTCCTAGCAGGATATTTATCTCTTATATTAATTCTAAAACGTTGAATTGAATCTTGTTGATATTCATTTTTGTTATTAACAATACTAGCAACAACTAAATCAGAAGTTATTGTAGATAATGATCCTGTAGAATAAGAAAAATCATTCCATCTAATTTCTAAACAAGGAGGGTATATTGTATGGGTATTTTCTGAAAAATATTTTAATTCAAATTTAGATTGTGTAGTGAATTCTGTTGTGGATGAATGTTTTATAATAAATCCATTATTTGTTATTGAACCAGAATACCATTTATTTACGGTAAATGTTGTTTTTACCTCAATATCTTTTGAAGAAATAGATGTAAAAGATTGTGTTGATTCATAAGAACCAGTAAACCATAAACCTCCTCCTGAATTAGATCCTGAACGGAATGAACCTGTAGTTTGTGAAGGAAATGTTGTACCTGTAAACCAAACACTACCACTATCTTGATCTCTGTATGACCACATAGCACCATTACTAGTAATAGGAACATTTGCTAATCTTCCAGTTCCTTTTTCCCAACTTCCTGAAATTGGATAAACATATAATGTATAATCTACAGGTATTGATGATGCATTTGCTAAATATAATTTTAGATAAGTATCGAAAGCATTATTTCCTACTTTATTAGCAATAACATCAGTAATTTGGTCAGTTGGGAATTTTATAATACCTCTAGATACTTCATTAGTACTATTAATAGATTCAAAAGTACTAATTTCAATTATTTCATCTAATCCTGTATTTGTTAAGGGGTAAAATGAATATAGAGTAGCGCTTTTTTCGGGAAATATTTTATATACAGCCATTTATTGTGTTTTATATATGGTATAAATATAGAAAGCCCCAATTTTTTATAATTGAAGCCTTCAAATATTATAATTAATTATTTTAAGATGCTACAACTCTACCTTGAATATCAGTATTTGGATATCTTAGTTCAAATATTGAAGGATCTAATGATGGGTAGATATTACCATTTTTAGTAGCTCCTGATAAATCATATCCATATTGAGAATAGATTATACCTGTATTATCTTGTTTGTTAATAATTTCTACTTTAACTACTGATTGTACTCCTTGAACTTGTAATAATTTTGAATTAATTTCTGATAGTATAATGGGTTGATTTATTTGCCATTTTTCTGTATTAAAATGGTCTTGTAACATTAAAATGCAATTAGTAATAACATCTTGATTATTATACCCGGATTGAACTGTAATATCAAAATTAACACCTATATTAATATAAAATGCATCTTTAATGTTAATAGCATCAGTAATCATTCTATATTGGTTCAAATAAGTTACTAAATTATCTTTTAATGTTGTTGATGATGGTATTAATTGTTTATTTGAATTATATGCTAAAACATATAAATCTAATGCTAATGGATTTTTAGTAGATGTAGATGTTTCTAAAGTATTAGAACGTTCAAAATCTTGAGTTATATATACTTTAGCTATATTACCATAAGTTGCAGGTAAAGATAAAGTTCTAATTATATAATCATCTTTAGTAACAGCTCTATTTTGGGAGGTAAATGAAAATAAAGCATTATTTCTAATTTCTTCTATTTCATCACCATTTCTACCACCAATAGCTGGGGTTGGATTAGTTGAAACAACACTTCCTAATATTGTGGTTGATATAGCTCCTCCAGGATTTCCATTTTTAAAATAAACTCCTGAGGTGTCTATTTTTGTTAAATCATTAGATGGTACATTAGATGTAATACCACCACCTATCAAATATCTAACTTGTAATGTAGTATTAGATGGAGCTAAACCATATTCTTTAGTAAAGAAAACAGAAGCTTTATTATAATTATCACTTAAATCAGATATTCCCGGTACTAATCCTAATTGAATGTTATCAGGTGTTGGAATGATTTGATTATCTGATGAATTAGAAATACCAGCTCCAAATTCTAATTGTAAAGTATTATCTGATAGTATTCTAGATACAAATCGTCTTGGAGTTCTTTTTAATGTTAATAAATAAGGTACTTGATCAGTATTATAAGTTGGATTTGCAACTGCTTCAAATATACTTGATTGAGCTAAATAAGGTACTTCATACCATTTATTACTATCACTACCTGTTACATCTAATATTTGTAATATATTAGTATCGGTGATTGTTGATATTTGAAATTTTTGGGGAGCTCCATAAGTAAAAGTAGTAGTTTTTATTTCAGCAGATATAGCTTTTACAGATTTTTTAAATAAATAATAATCTGAATCTACAAAAGTAATTTCTGTAGAACCCGTGTCAGTAAAATCAATTTTTTCAGTAGTAATAAATTTAGTACCATTACTATTAGCTGTTATAGAGGTATTTTCAGGAATAATTAATCCATAAGTATTAAAATTAGGACTATTTACACTATTAATAGTTTGTGAAGGTACTAATTGATATATATCAACTATAGTAGAAGAAGCATATGATGATTTAGGCCTATATCCAAATGCATAAGATAAAGCATATAAATTTTCTTTTTCTTTAGCATATAATAAAAAGTTTTCTTGTATTTGAGTATCTACATAAAATGACATTACGTCTCCTACATAAGATGCCATTTCAATAAATAAATTACCGGGTGATGCCTCCGAAAAATCATTATAAGTAGTTGGAAAATATGTTTTAGCATAATTAACCAAATTAGACTTAAAATCTGTAAATGTTTTATTTAAATATGATATATTTTTATCTGACATTTTATATGTTATTGAAATTCAATGGTTATTTGATCTGAAGTACCTGGTAGATTTAATATATAATTAACAGTTATACCAATAGTATTACTATCCGGATTATTATTTATAATAATCTCGTCAGTAGTTACCTCTGGTACATAAATATTAATTGCTGTATTAATTGTATCTATTATATTATTTTCTGTTGAGGGTGTAATTTGTTCAAATAATATTCTTTTTAAGTCTGATCCAAATTCGGGATTTAATACACGTTCTCCTTTATTAGTTAATAAAAGATTAATTAAATTTGATTTAATTTGATCTTTAGTACTATAGGTTTGATTAAATAATTTATCTCCACCACATAATCCAAAAGGTAAAGATAATCCAATCGCAATATTTTTTTGCAAATCTAATGGATTAATTCTTATTACCGTTGGAATTGGCATATTATCCTAAGTTTTTTAAACCCGCTCTTTCTTGAGGAGTCATAGTAGCCGCAGAATCTGCTATAAATGCTAAATATGGATTTTCAGCATTCGTATCTACTTGTAAAGTACTATTTGATGAGTTTCCACCCATATTTGAATTTTGATCAAATCCAAACATACTACCCATTTTTTCACGAATGTTAGTACGAACAGTCATAACATCATTACTTGTAAAGTTTAATGTTTGTGATTCTTGAATAGGCTTTTGTTTTGGTGCCTCACTAAAAATAGTATTTAATTCTTCTCTTACCGCTTCGGCAACAGCTTCTTTAATTAGTTTTTTGAATAAGTCTACTTTCATACGTATAAATATTTTATCCTTGTAAATTTTGTTGATCTATTATTATTTTTAATTGTTCTACTAAATCAGGTGGATCTAATGTAAAAGATAATTCACTTTTTAATACTTCAATTCCATCTCTATTAATAGCAACAGCATATCTTCGTTTTATTGTACCTCTAACTATTATTGCTTGTTGTGCTCCTAAAGTTTCTTCTTCTTTAATAGCAAATTTAAATCCTTTATACTCAGGGAATGTTGGAGTATTTATAGATGAAACTTGGTTTTGTAAATTATTAATTAAATCTTGTAATTCACTATCAGATAAATTGTTTAAAGCAGCATTATCTAATAGATCATTTATATTTTGTAATTGATTTTTTAAATCATTTAAATCACTAAGTTGAGCATCTAATACACCTTGAAATATAGAAATTAATACATTTAATCCATCTACTAATTTCCCAGCAGTTTCATATCTAAATCTAAATCTTTCTTTAGGGGGAGTTACAATATCAGGTGCAAATCCTGGAGGGGTTGGTATAGGTAATATTCTTTTGGCTAGTCTTAATACTATATTAAGTACAAATACTACTCTATTAAGATTAGAAATAATTTTTGAGAAAGATGTTAATTTTCTTTCATTATTATTTAATATAGATAATGTAGAATTTCTTAAAACTCTAGCATTATTTATATCTTGTTGAGTAATAGCAGCATCTATTACAGCATTAGTATTATCAACTAAATCTTGTAATTTTTGATTATTAGTTACTATTTCAAATAATAATTTAGTGCCTTGAAGTGCTATTATTGGTGTAAGTGATTTACCAGCATTTTTTAAAACTTTTAAAGATAAACGTTTTTTTTCTTTATTTTTTTTATTATCTAATCGTTGTTTTTGAGAATTTATTTTTTTCTTTAATCTAAAACTACTATCTTTTAATTTTTTATACGGATCATTTAATATATCTTGTAGTTTTTGTTGTAGTGATAATTTTTCTTGTTCTAATAGTGTTTTTTCTTCTGTATAACTTATATTTTCATTATTAACTGATTGAGTATATTCTTCTTGAGTTAATAAAGGTTTTGTTGGAGGTGGTGGATTAAATTTAAAATTTAATTCTTCTAAAGTCTTAGTATGTTTAACTTCTAGATCTAATATTTTTTTTACTATTACTTGAATATCATTCTTAAGAATTTCAATTCTACCTAGTGATGATGTTTTTAATTTAGTAACACTATTATTAATAACTTGATCTCCAAAAGCCTTAGGGGTAGATATTTGGGATAAAGTATTATTTATACTTGAGGGAATTAAAGAAGAAACATTAGTATTTCCAGCCATTATGAAGTATAATTTTGTTGTGATTTAATTCTTTCTAATTTACCCATTAAATTTTTGATGCTAGATGCAAGTTTAACCCCAGCAGTATTTATATCAACTAATGGTGATCCTGCTGGTGGTGTTACTACAGATGAAGCGTCACTTCCAAAATCACCAAGAGCTTTCATTAAATCTGAAAGTAATTCTATTGTTTTATTACCTAATAATAATGGTTCTGTGGGTAAGGTTCCGTCAGAACTAGTACCTATAAAATTTTTTGGAGAATTTAAATGAGTTCTTTCACCAGCATTTAAATTAATTACATTATTAGTATTTAATTCAATATTTGTCTTAGCAAATATCATTACTTCATCAGTACGAGAATTTAGTATTAATCTATCACTATTAAATAATAATTGAGGTTTACCAAAATATTTATTTACTTGAAGAGGTTTTGTAATTGGATTTAAAATATCATTTCTATCTGGAAGTAATGGAAGTTGTTGAGTTGATGTTAAGTATATTGAGGATAATTCTTTATTAATTTCTTCTACGTTTGGAGCAATATTTTTTAAATCAGTAGTAACATATCCATTTACTAAAATTGTAATAGGATCTCCGTCATTACCTACTTTACTCCATTCATTTAAATTTAATTTTGATTTTACAGTACTACCAAATCTTAACCCATTTCCTTTTCTTCCTTGATATATTCTATCCCCTTCAAATGAAATTAAGTTTCTTATATCACTATTTTCACTAAATGTTTTACCTAATGCATCATCTGTGGGGGAATTTTGTTGAGAATTATTCCATATATTTATAACACCTTTATAATATTTTTGAGATAAATTATTACCTTCTTGAGAGGATGGAGATGGAGCATCTATTAATTCTACTAATTCTCCTACTAATGGATAATTTTGATTACTAGAATGAAAAGGTTTAGCAACTTTACAAGTATTTAAATTAACTTTTAAGGTGTTTGTATTTTTAGATGAATTATAATCAAGATAAAAAATAGTACCTACTCCATTATACCCTCCATTAGCATTAAATAATTCTTTTGTTGGTGTATTTTCAGTAGTTATTACACCATATACCTTACCTATTTGAGAATTAAATGAGGGGTTACCTCCATTTTTACCTATAGAAGAAACTATACCTGATAGATTTTCTCTTACTCTCATTATTGTTCTATTTGTTTTTGGACTTCACTAGTTGTTTCTAATAATTTTTGTCCTTCTTCTTTAATGTGATTTTGTTCTTCAAGCAACGCTTGAATTTCATCTGGGTCAAAAAATGAATCATTACCAGTAGCATTATTACTAGAAGCAGCACGTTGTGCAATACCTGCCATTTTAATTAATTGATCATTATTTTTAACATTAACATCAATTAAATCTTTAACTGTAGGCATAAGCATAACAGCAGAACCAGGATTACTAATCATTGGTTTTATTGCTTCAATAAGTTCAGCAATTTGTTTATCGGTATCCTTGTTATTTTTA